AGGGTTGAATATGCTCAGGGAGCACGCGACTCATGCCCCAGATCCCGGGAAGCCAGAGGGGTCTGGCGGCAATGGCGTCGAGGCTGGGCTGATGGAAATGCTGGACCGGATGCAAACCGGGAGGCTGAAAGTGTTCGCAGGGTTGGACGACTGGATGCAGGAGTTTCGGCTGTATCACAGAAAAGATGGGCGAGTCGTGAAAGAGCGCGACGACCTGATGAGCGCGACGAGGTACGGGTTGATGATGCGTCGGGAAGCGATTGTTCAGCCAGATCCGTACACCAGGCCATCAGCACGTCGCCCGGCGTGCTGGAGAGCATAGAAATCAATCATGGTATATCTGCCATCTGAATAGCATGGCGAACGCATGATGTCAGAAGAACTTTCCCTCGACGAGTACACCGGATTCTGGACAGAAATTCAGGAGCAGCCGCCGTGGCGCACGAAGGCTGATCGAGAGGCTGATTACATCGACGGCAATCAACTGGACGCCGAGATTCTGCAGCGAATGGCCGATATAGGCATCCCGCCGGCCATCGAACCGCTGATGGGGCCTGTACTGGCATCGGTCCTTGGCATGGAAGTGCGGAATCGCGGGGACTGGATCGTGCGGCCGCAGTCGCAGGACGACAGCTCGGATGTGGCAGACGCGCTGAGTTTCAAACTGCACCAGGCGGAACAGCGGTCAAAAGCGGATGTCGCGTGCTCAGAGGCGTTCAAGACACAGATCGGCCTCGGAATAGGTTGGTGCTATGTGGGTCGGGAAGAAGATCCGTTCCGGTATCCGTACAAGGTCGAGGCGGTCCACCGGAATGAGATTTTCTGGGATTGGTTCGCAAAGCCGGACCTTTCGAATGCCCGCTATCTGATCCGCCGGCGGTGGTTCGACAAGCGCATTCCAGAGCTGATTTTTCCGAAGCATGCCAAGTTGATCAGGCACACGACGAGCGGATGGTCAGATTACGGCGTGGGTCATTTCATGACCGATGCGGCCGGGTCGCTGCCTAATCTGTTCGCCAGCCAGGAACAGGAGCGCACATGGTCAATCGAGGAATCGCAGTGGCGCAACTCGTCGCAGAACCGGGTGGCCCTCTGCGAGTGCTGGTATCGTCGATGGAATCGCGTCACCGTCATCAGATCTCCGGACGGCCGAGTGGTCGAGTACGACCGGAAAAACTCGGCGCATGTGGTCGCAGTGGCAAAAGGTCTGGTGTCGGTCGATCGCGCGATTGTGTCGCGAGTGCGATTGTCGTGGTGGCTCGGGCCGCACAAGCTGGCGGATGTCGATCATCCAGAGCAGCACGGAAAATTTCCGTATGTCCCGTTCTGGGGGATGCGCGAGGACCGGACAGGGGTGCCGTTTGGGCTGGCTCGCGGGATGGTCTATCTGCAGGATGAGATCAACGCGACGCGCAGCAAGGCCATGTGGATGATGGCCGCGCGCCGCGTGGAAAGGACTCAGGGCGCGGTGGTCGGGGAGGATGAGCAATTCAGGCAGGAAGTCGCGAGACCAGACGCGGACATCATTCTTGACCCGAAAGCCATGCGTGAAGGCGGCATTTTCAAGGTCTCAACCGACCTAGAACTGACGCAGCAGCAATTCCAACGTCTAGCGGACGCTAGAGAGGCTATTCGGCGAGTCGGGGGAATCTACTCTGAATTCCAAGGACAGAACTCGAACACAACCAGCGGCGTGCAATTCAACAGCCAGGTTGAGCAGAGCAATCAGAGCCTCGCCGACATCCTGGACAATTTCAAGACAGCGCGAACTGAAGTGGGCGAAATTCTGCTGTCTCTGATCATCGCGGACACGATCGGGAAGCAGGAGGACGTTTTCATAGATGGCGGCGGGTTGGTCGATGACCGCACGATCGGAATCAATGTGCCGGTCGTCGACGAGGACGGTTTCGAGTACCTCGACAACGACGTTTCTCGCGTTGCGCTGACAGTCGGGATTGACGACGTTCCGTCTGCCGCCACATTCAAACAGCAGCAGCTCAACGCGATGACGGAAGCTTTCAAAGTCATGCCGGTTCAATATCAGTCGGTAATGATCCCGTTCCTGCTGTCGCTGATGGATTTGCCGAATAGTGCAGATCTGATCAAGGAAATCCGTGCGGCAGCGTCTGCGTCCTCGCCTGAGCAGGTCGAGCAGCAGATAAAACAGGCTGTCGAGCAGGCGCTGGTCAAAGCCCGCGCGGAAATAGAGCTGGAAAAACTTCGCCAGAACAAGACGCTGATCGACGCGCAGGTCAGCAAACTGGCCGCCGAAGCAGCAACCAAGGCCGTCGAGGGATTTTTCTCGGCAACACAGGCGGCCAACCAGATCGCCATGCTGCCAGGGCTCGCGCAATCCGCTGATCAGATATTGAGGTCTGCCGGGATGCCCGACCGCGACGCGGCGCCGCTTATCGCGCCAGTTCCGAATGGAACAACGCCTTCGGCTGACCTTCAGCAAAACACCTCGCCGATGTTCCCTGCCAATCCAGATGTTGGCCTGAAAACAGGGATAGAGGGCGGTCAACCATCATCCAGTGAAGGACAACCATGAGTTCATTGCAAGAAACCGCTGTTCGCTACGGCGCCGTGACGCCAAGCGACTCAACCGAGTTGAAATTCAAGGCGCTGTACATCGGAGGCGCCGGATCTGTAGTGATCCGGCAGGCTGGGTCTGACATCGGGGCAGTGACGTTTGCCGCCGTTCCTGCGGGCACGCAACTCTTGGTGTCTGGAAATCGCGTGATGGCCGCCAGTGGCGCAACCAATATCGTCTGGCTCGATTGGTAGTCAAAATCAATCATGCTAAAAAGGCAGCAGCCCGCCGTGATGGCGCGCGATCCGCAGCAGATGGAGGCGGAGGCCCTTCGGGGCCAATGCCATTTTCGTAACACCCGCTTACATCTCGCCCGCAGCACAAGCGATATGTGACCGGATAGCCCGCCGTGATGGCGCGCGAGTCCTGTAGATGGAACGGTAGATGGAAAAAGATTTGTCCTACTTCATGGAGCACCCTGAAGAATTCGACCAGCTTTCAGACGAAGATCGTATGTCGCTGCATATCGGCGAGTCGATCGAGGGCGAGATTACCGGCGGATCGCCCGCCGCCAGCATTGAAGCTTCAGCCGAAGAAGGTGCGACAGACAAAACACAGACAGCCGCAGAGGAAGCCCCTGTCGTGGTTGCCAAGGATGGGAAGCACACGATCCCGTTCGAGGAACTGCAACGAGCCAGAGACGAGGCCAAATACTGGCAGGCCCAAGCCGAGGAAGCCAGCCGGATCGCTCAACAGTCCCAATCAGAGCAGCCGCATAACCCGACGGCCGCCGTCGATCTGAAGCAGCTTCGCCGCGAGCTTCGCGAAGCGATGTTGCTGGATGACGACGCCAGGATCGATGAGCTTGAGGCGCAGATTGACGAGGAGATCAGCCGTAAGGCTGAAGCCAAGGCAATCCAGGTGCTTGAGCAACAGGCGGCGCAGGCCGAAGAGCGGGCGATTTCGGCGACTGCCGAGAGCCTGATCAAGACATATCCCGATCTGGATCACACAAAGCCTGGCGCCAACCTGGAAGCCATCGCGACCGTACAGGCGCTGAGTGCGATGTACGTCAACAGGGGATCTACTCGCGCTCAGGCGCTGGTGGACGCTGTTGATCGGGTGGCCAAGCTCTATGGGATGGGAGAGAAGGCGAAAGCTGACCTTCCGGATGAAGCCGCGATGGCGAAGGCGGAAAAAGTTATCGCACAGGCCAGCGCAAAGGCAAAGGTGCCGTCAAGCCTTTCGTCAATTCCTGCGGCCGCAACCCCGCCAACAGATGAGTTGCAGGCGCTTTCGTCGATGTCTGTGCAGCAAGTTCAGGACAAGCTCATGAGCATGCCGCGAGAAAAAATACTGGCCGTTCTGTCTCGACAGATGTAGCCGGCCATTTTGATTCCCCGCCGTGATGGCGGAATTTTACTCATACAGGAGCAGTAAAAATGGCAACCACAGCAGTCCCCTATGGGTCTGACCAACAAGTCAAGATCCAGTCGGTCGGCCTGTTCGCTGCGTGCATGCAGCGCAAGACCGGCCTCAATCGGATGGCCGGCGCGATGTCAAAACAGGAAGACGCCAGCGGAAATATCCGACTCGTCAGCACCAACAGAAAGCCGATCGTCCGGGTCCAGGAACTCACCAAGTCGGCAGGCGACGAAGTAACCTTCGATCTGGTCAATCCGGTCAAATCCATTCTGATCATGGGAGACGAATGGGCGCAGGGCAAAGGCTCCGTGCTAACGTTCGCGCAGGACCGGCTGCGGATCAATCAGGCTCGATTCCCGATCAGCGCAGGCGGCGCAATGTCGCAACAGCGCACGCCGCATCAGCTCCGCCCGTTGGCGCAAAATGTCGCGCTGTCGTCACTTGAGCGATTCTCTGATCAGGCATCTTTGGTC